AGGATCCTGGGCTATGCGCGTGCCGTCTTTGTCGGCGCCGTCCCAGAGCTTCCCCATGAAGCCTCGCGACTGGCGAGCGAAACGACCATCCTTGCCGAAGCGGGCGCCTTTGGCATTGTCGCGGCCGAAGCGCTTGACGACAGACTCAAGATGGTAGGGAGGGTCAGTGACGACCGAGTGAACACGAACGCCGCGCTCGATTAGCGAACGAAGAATGTCGCGACAGTCGCCATAGTAGAGATTGAGTCGCATGTCAGCCTCGGGCGGCACGTCGTATCTGGGATCTGATGTTGAGGAGTACGCGGCACCTTCGCCCTAGTGAACCCTTGCCAGACATTGGAATGATCCCGACCAATTGGCCGGCGAGTATGATCTTCTTGTGCCGACGCCCGTTCTCTATCCTCCATGGTAGGCCAGTACGCTCTAACTCTGGTCGCAGCACCTCAACCAGTGACATAGCGAAAACCTCATATTGTCAAGTCACGGAAAGGGTGACATCAGACAATGTCATCGTATCGGTCGATGCGGTCACTTTTGATGGAATCGAGTAAGGCTTGGCGCATAACCTCAACGGGGTCAGCATGATAGAAGTACCTTGCAGGTTGAAATCCCAGCACGTCGCGAAAGACGACGCACCAAAGCCTCGGGTTTTTCGCATCGGGAAAGAGGCTAATATGATTGAGCACTCCTCCATTGACCGCTCGTCTAAGAAGTTCCTCCAGGCTCGGAGAACTTGATGCCGTAGGCTTGTAGTTCCTGCGTAATGACATCGAGCTGACCAGACAAGTTATCGATGAGGATCTTCTTTATCTTATGCAGGCTCGTGTAATAAACGACCGCGTCGACGTATTCGTCCTGGATGGATATGGCGAAATCCCCCTCCTCAACGGCATTTATTAGGCGATGTATATTCCCCATCTGCTCGAGTAGCTTGATGATGACGGGAATATTCCTGAGTGTTATTTCGTCAAGCCGCATATAGCGTCTCTAGATGATATCGTCATTGACTGTTCTTTTCTCCGGGATAGTGGAGATCGCCTTGGAAAGAGCCTCAAGCGGATCGACGTCCTCCACGTATTGGACGATGTACTGTCCACGCCTCATCACACCGGCTGTCCATGTCGTGTCGTCGTACTTCCGGTGAAGGCTTAGGTGGATCAAATCACTACGACGAATGGCGCGGAGGATGCGGTATTCGAGGCTCATTTGACGTTCCCACGATGGCCCACTCTGGTAGGCTCCGGTACTCGACAGGGCGTCCGAGGGAGATGGCGTTCGCAATGCCGGCACGCATCCCCTCAGTGATACCGAGATCTGAGTACACGACTGTGGCGTCCGCCTTGGCTCCCCAATGGAAGCCCGCGCTGATTCCGAGGGCTCGCTCACTCGGAACGGCGTCGTCGAGGACGCCGATCTGCGTGTAGAGGCCGTGGCTCGCGAACGGCGCCTCCCCACGCATTAGGCAGTCACGCATTGCCGCACGCAGATAGGTCATGTTGCGGAGACGAGTCGGCGCGTCCCCGGCAAAAGGACTTTCAATGACCACTAGACGCATCAGATGATACCTTTGGCTTGCAGCCACCAATTGGCGATGATGATCTCCGTGTCGCCTTCCTCAATCTGATCACCAGCGAGGCACACGGAACGAGGCACCCAGAACTCTTCGTCCCCGTACTCGACGAGAACTGCGTCGTCCGTCGTCCTGGTCACTTCGCAATACAGGGTTCTCTGTCTATGAACGCTCCTCACGTCATGCCGAGGGCCTGCATGTAGAGCTCGAGGATCGCCTCTTCCTCCTGGCGCTCCTCCGGCGGCTTCTTGCGTAGAGCGATGACCCGTCTGATGGTTTTCGTGTCGAAGCCCCGTCCCTTGGCCTCGGCGTATACTTCCTTGATGTCGCTCGAGATGGCCGCCTTCTCCTCCTCGAGGCGCTCAATGCGTTCGACGAACTGTCGCAGCTCTTCGGAAGCAACGCCGTGCTCGTTATCGCCACCAGAGAGTCCGTCACCACCAATCAAGTCTTCATCGTCGAGTCGACGTACCATTTGTTCGCTTCTCCACGTTTAAGGTGACCGTTCGACATCTGGAAACTGGACCCTGATGAAGGTGCGCAACGTTACGATGAACTGGTCGGCCGAGATCATCCGACGGTGCCACTGATCCAGGGCATAGAGGATGTGATCGTCGTATGGTGGGATATCGTTGACCTCGACGAACGTGTTCATGCTGATGGGGAAACGCTTCTCAGGGCTCTTCGCGATGCACATGCGCCAGTGCCAGAGACGGGCGATGATGCGCTCGACACGGTCAACAACAGGACTCTCATGACGATGAAGCGCTATGTCTCGTCGCAGCTCGGCGTAGTGCAGGGCTTTCTGCAGGTCGGAAAGCCCGCCCTTGAACCGCCAGCGGCAGACATACTTTAGAATGTTGCCAATGAAGTAGTCATAGCCGTTGGCCGCGATAAGCTCGACTGGCTGGATGGGGAACTGCTTGTAGTGTGTTCCCTCGATTTGTCGATCCAGGGCGGACATCTCATTCTCAACGCTTGAAAACCTGTGCCTGATGATCAGTTGGCTCTGGGGCGAGGCGGCGAGCGATGGTCAGATCATCAATACCGTTGAACGAGTCGAGCGGGTTAGTGCCCTTGATCGGGATGGTTGGTCGAGAGCGAGATGGGGTGCTCTTCATCTCGTTGAGAACATCAACCAGGTCGACGTCCTGCCGGAGTTGCCGTTGGAGCGCTCGTGTCCGCGCTAACCGGTCCTCCAAGTCGGAGGCAAGCTTCTCGAGTGCTGCGTAGAATACGCCTGCCTGGGCCGCGAACGCGGAAAGCTCATGCTCGCTGGTAATCGAGACCTTGGTGTCCATGCTGTTCTCCCCCTATTGGTATGACACGGATGGATTTATCGGGCAATGTAAACGTGCCATTAAATGATGTCAGAATCCTCCTTGCCGATCTCGACGCCGATGAGATCCACGATCTCAGCCCAGGTGTCGGGAGTGAATGTCACCGTGACGGAGCCGCTGCCATCGATATGGATGTCCTTGAGGTCGCGAAAGATCTCGCGCAACCGCACGCGCATCGAGGGCTTCCTCTCATCTGCCGTCTTGGATTCCTTGGGCTCTTGAGAGCCCTCCTCGGACTCCATCGCCAGCTTGACGTGCTTGGCCGTCGCGCGATCCTTGCCGCTCGCCTTGGCCGCGTCGACTGCGCCGCGCAACACCTCCGCTGCGGCTTGGACATCACCGCCAAAGTCCTTGACCGTTTCGATAGCCAGGGTGGCGGATATGGCGCCGCTGCGGACGAGGTCGGTGATTGCCGGCGGCATGTCGACCAAATCGACAAGCATGCTGACCCAGGGGCGGCTCACTGCCGAGCGCCGCGCAATCTCGCTGTCCGACATGCCGAGGTTACGCAGGGTCTTGAACACCGTACCCATCTCAATAGGCGAGAGGGGCTTGCCCGAGTTGCGGATGATCTGGGAGAGGACGCGATCCTGTTCGGTGGCCTCCTTGTCGCCCATCCGCACGGGGATGAGCATGTCCTTCTGGGCACCGTAGCGCTCGATGGCGCGAAGGGCGGCCTCGAGGCGACAGTGACCATCCTCAACGAAGAACTTCCCATCCTCCTGGTAGATGGTGAGGGGCTGCTTTACGCCATGTTCGGCAATCGACCTGGCGAGGTTGTCGATGTGCTCGGCGTTGCTGGGGTCATTGGGATCGCGGCTGTTCCAGCCAGGCTTGACGCTCAGATCATATGGGCTAACCCTGTAGATGTCGCTGCGACCCTTCGCGATGTCCTTGATACCTGCCATGTGATGCTGTTCTCCGGTTTGGGGGTAACAGCTATATGCCACGCATACATCGGCATGTCAATCTTTCATTGACATGCGATGGGGCATCGGCGACAACCTGTTCGATCAGTCGATCTCGCAGGACGACCTTACGGCGACGGGCAGCCACCGTAAGGAGGCGTGCCCCTTGCCATGACGTAGACCCCGAAACGGGAAGCGCCGCCCCGGATGTCCGAGACGGCGCCGCGTGAAACAGAAACGGCCAGGGGTAGGACCCCTGGCCGTTGGTCTTGCCGGCATCTCTCGGGGCGAGTCAGTGCCAATCCCGAGAGCGAAGGCAATTGGATGTTCGACACTTGTAGTCATTTACACCAATTCGACCATACCGCGCTCCTCCGCCATCGTCAACAGGCCGCGCCCACCACGCCGGCCGCGTAGATCACCACCACGCCAGCCAGTATCGCGATCACGAGACGACGGAGCATGTCAGCCATTTTTGCATCACCCCGCATTTTCCCGCTTGACAGTCCAATCCCATGTCCTAATTTAGGGACACAAGCGATGGGGATAGGCCCCGCGCGACAGGGTAAGGAGACCCGACATGACCGACACCGCCTCTCTCGAGATCGAATTCGGCTTCACCTCCTACGACGAGCACTACAACCCGGCGGACTGGTTCAAGGGTGGTGCGCAGACCATCTACGAGGCCGAGGACGCCGAGACGCCGGAGGAGGCGCACAAGATCCTCCTCGACGCCTACGAGGGCGCTGACGTGGATGGTGTCCACGTGTTCTGGTACATCAACGGCAAGGCGTACAAGGACAGCCTCAAGAAGCCGAGCGTCGAATAAGGCTCGCCGATGACGATTGACCCACCCCTCCTCCGCGAAACCGGCAAGGCCCTATACGGACCCCGATGGCAGACCGAGCTAGCCAGAGCCATATGCGTCTCCGACAGGACCGTGCGCCGATGGCTGGCTGGGACGATCACCATCCCACCCGGCGTGGCGCGCGACCTCGAGGCGCTATGCAATACGCGGATCGCCGAAATCCGCGATGCCGCAGACCGCCTCCAAAGGCGCGCCGCCCGGTAAAGAAAACGGCCCGGAGGTCGAGTCCGGGCCGTTGGACTTGCCGGCGTCTCTCGGGCCGAGTCAGTGCCAATCCCGAGAGCGATGGCAATTGGAATTCGGAATCTTTTAGCCGTTTACAATTTGACCGTACCGCATTCCGCCGCCAGCGTCAACAGGCCGTTCCCGCCTCGAGGCGCTATGCAATACGCGGATCTTCGCGGCGATCTTGTCGCGCTCGGTCATTGTGCCTTTCTCCGCTGCCGCATCGCTGCCAGCCTGGCCTCCAACTGCCCAACTTTCCCTTTGAGGAGGCCGAGCTGCAGGCGGAGATTATGGTTATCGATGCGGAGCCGATTGATCATCTCTTCATAGGTGTCAGGATCGTCCCGGATATACTCCCTGTAAGGAATGAGGAAGCGGGTCCGCACCTTGGTGGCTCGCCACACGTAGTTGGCAGACCACCCAAGGAGAATGAAGCTTGCCGCCCACAGAATGTCAATTGCTACCTGCATCAGACAATGTCCTCGTCCGAGCGGAAAGCCTTGAAGACAGGAAGCAGCGGCGCCCCGTTCGGGCCGATGCGCTGGTATTTGAAAGTAACTTTCCGGCTCTTGAGCCGCGCCCGATTGCGCCAGATGAAATCGCGCATCTCGTCGTCGAACCCGGTGCCGATCTCGAACTCGATTCCATTCCCCCAAACGACGCGCAGGGCTCCGAGGGTTCCGGCAGGGACGAGACCGGCCTTAGCGCTAGACCGCTTTGCGTAACCCCTCTCGTCTCGGGTCTGCTCGTTGGTGTTGTGCATCTTCTCGACAAACGCGACGACCTTGGCCTCAGCGTCGTGGAAGCGCTTCAGCTTGAGTAGATAACCCTCCCGCTGCGTCGAGCGGCCGAACTTATATGGGGAACCAGGCTTGCGGAGGATCACGCCCTCCCACCCATCAGACACCAGCATATCCTCATATCGGGACAGCTCTTCCAGGCTTTCAATCAAGACCCCCTCGCAGCGGATGGAGTTCCCTGTGCGCGGCGAGAGCCTGGCACGGCGCTCCTCGAAGGGGTCGCTCGGGAATTGTACGTGATCGAAGGTGTGAAATACGAACGGAAATTCGCCTTCTGCACTCATCACCTTCGACTGGACGGTGTTCAGCTCGTCTGGGATGCCGTTTGTGTAGGTGACGATCTCGCCATCGTAGTAGTGGTAGCCGGCGTTGTTGAGGCAGTTGCGCACGAAGCGGTTTGGGATCGGCTTGAGCGTGCGCGTCACCGGGCCAAGGTCGGGCAGAACCGTGCAGCGAATGCCGTCGAATTTGGGCTGGGCGATGAGCGGGAAGACGAGCTTATCGAGGTCGGCGGTTTCCGCCAGCATAGGCTTGAACTGCATGCTAGGTTCCCGTCTGTTGCGGAGAAACGTGACCAAACACGAAAAACGTGACATCAGGACGAGCGGTGATACCGCTCAAGGTCGATCTCCGCGAAGATATTGCGTTTGAAGATTGCGACGTGGTTCGGGCCGTTTAGACGTTTAACATAACCCTTGCGCACGAGGCGCATCAAAGGCTCGTAGAGCTTTGGATCTGAGACGCCGTGAACGAACTTGCGGGAGTGTGAACCGAGCCATTCGAGGGCTCGAAGCTCATCGGGGTCAAACGGAGGATTCATACCTTGCCTCCCCGACGCTATCCAGGTCGTCGTGCGAGCTCCACCCCTCGTGGACGCCTGGGATCCTCGGTAACGAGCCATCGTCGACCGTTCGTCGTTCAACTCCAGCCTCCTCGAACATGCGCGCAGCCACCTGGAACTCCACGACCGGCATCTTTGTCTCTCCGTCGCCGATTACGACGCACGAGATGCCAGCCTGGATCAGTGTCCGCGCGCAGCGAGAGCACGGATGCAGCGTCGTATAGACAGTGCATCCCTTTGTTCGGATCCCTTCACGCGCTGCGAAAGCGATGAGGTTTTCCTCGGCGTGACTACAGTACAAATATTTGACCGGATGCTCGAAACGCTCGGGCAAGTCTAATACTCCGCGCGGAGGACCGTTGTAAGCGGTCAGACGAACCTCGCCATCGGGGCCGACGAGGATCGCACCAACCTTGGTCGAGTCCCTGGATTTACTTGCAGCATGGAGAGCAAACCCCATCAGGTAATCGGCCCAGCTCGTCATCCATCCCTCCTGCGGGTTTCCTTTACGACCTGACTTAAGTAACGGGCAAACTTGGCCCGCCGTCGTGGATTTTCTGGTCGGTCATTGCGCACCCTCCACCATGCGGATCACATTGTCGATGCGGTCGAACGTGAGCCGATTGAGCCTCGCCCCCGCGTCGTCACCAGCCAGCGCGTCGCTCCGAGCGAGGTATGCGGAGACCTCCCGGTATTCGAGGGCGAGGGTCAGCAGCTCGTCGTAGTGCTCGGCCGGCACTACGCGCACGGGGACGGCCTCCCAGTCTGCCGGGTCGTCGACCTCCGGCCGCATGGCACGTGCGTGATGAGCGCGCATTCGCGCCTCGTACAGGGCCGGCGCCTTGATGAGCCGGCCGCCAATGGCGAGGCCGCGGATGTACTCACCAGTTTTATTGTTGCGCAGAGCATAGAAGATCTCGGTCGCGGGATCGGTGGTCACGTCAGTGCCTCTTGGATCTGTTGCGGGGCCGGCGCCGCGCGTTCTGATGTCGACGTCGTAGATCATCCGAAAACTACGTCGAAAACTATGTCGAAAACTCCGTCATAAGCAGTGTCGGTCACCATTTCGGACAATCCGAGCCGCCGACGAGTGAGCGCTAGGTATTCCTCGTTCAGCTCGATGCCGATGTAATTCCGGCTGAGCCGCTGGCAAACGAGACCTGTCGTCCCGGCGCCGTTGAACGGATCGAGCACCGTTCCGCCTTCCGGGCACCCGGCGAGGATGCACGGCTCGATGAGCGCGGGCGGGAAGGTGGCGAAGTGGGCACCCTTGAAAGGCACGGTCGCGACGGTCCAAACACTGCGGCGGTTTCGTTTGCCGTCCTCGGTGCGCTCTTTGTCACTACTTCGCCCTAGCTGGTGTTCTGCTGTCTTTCCCTTGTTGAACGACGAACCTGCTGCGCCCTTTACGGCGTCTTCCCGCATGGCCTGCCAATCAAAGAAATATCGCGCCGACTTCGACAACATGAAGATATACTCATGCGCCTTGGTGCAGCGGTCCTTGACGCTTTCAGGCATTGGGTTTGGCTTGTTCCAGATAATATCCTGGCGGAGATACCAGCCGTCAGCCTGCAAGGCGAAGGCGACGCGCCACGGGATGCCGATGAGGTCTTTTTCCTTAAGCCCGGGCATATTTGACATGCGGACGCCGCCACGCGCGGCGCGATCCGCCCAGTTGTCGTCGGTAAAGCCGTTCAGCGAAGGTTGGTGGCTGCTGGTTCGAACCTTCGTTCGATTATTGTAGCTATCCCCGAGGTTAAGCCACAACGTCCCATCATCGCGCAGCACGCGCCGCACCTCGCGGAAAACGGCGACCATCTCCGCGACATACTCGTCCGGCGTCTGCTCAAGCCCGATCTGCCCCTCGACACCATAGTCGCGGAGCCCGAAATAGGGCGGCGAAGTCACCACACAATGGACGCTGCTTTCCGGCAGTGCGCGCAAGACTTCGCGGCAATCGCCGTGATGCAATTCGATTTTGCTCATTCGAACACCTCGCAACAGGCGTGGAAGGCCGACATGAACTCGATCCGGGCGCACTCGGGCGACCAGCACTTGACCCGCACGCCGAGGGGCTCCACCGACCAACTAACGCCTCCGCCAAGGAGTCGGCGTCACATGGTCGCTGCGTCTCTCGCATCGCTTTGGTGGCGTGAAAGGTGATGTCGTCCATTTACCAGCATCGTGCGCAGCCACGTTATACGTGACAATTTGGTCGTGGCAATGCGGTTGACTCGCTCTCGTTTGTCGCTCGTCGCTGTGGCGCGGGTTGTGGCCGTGGTAGATCCACAGGAATTGAATCGCGCGCCTACCCGACCAGAGCAGCCGCGCTGCCAGACTCCTCGACGATCCTGTAATGGGTAATGGGAGCGCTCTCGGAGATGACACCCGGAACCGAGGACGGCGTCGGCTCGATCATCCAGCCGAACTGCTGCGCCAGGCCTCGATAAAAATAAAACTTGCCCTGATACGTGATGATGACCTCGACCATCGTGTCGTGCCCCACCCCAGGCGGGTAGCCAAACTTGCCGCTGTCGTCTATGTGGGGCGTCATGCCAGACGGAATCTCGGCGACCTGCATCTCAGTTTCTCCTCATTGAAGCGTAGCTGTCTCCGGTCATGAACCGATGCCGACAGACTACTCGCATCATGTGACATGTCAACTAAAAATTGACAATGAAGTCAAATGATATCGTCGCAACATCGGCGCCTTGGCGAGCTTAAATGATATCGTCGCAGCGTCGGCGCGACGGCAAGGTCGAGATAGCTCTCGATGAACGTTGCTGCGGTCTGCGCGACGATGGCGTTGCCGTAGGCGCGCAGGCGTCCCACTCGGGCGGGAGCCCCATGAGCCAGCGGGAATGTGCCGGGTTCAACTGGCCGCCACTTTCCATCCCGGCAGAAGAGCCAATCAGCATCTCCCCAGAAGCCGTTAGTCGGGCCGGTTGCGGATGGTCCCGCAGAAGCTGTGCAAAGTCGTGAAGATCGTTCGACCGCGCCGGGTTCAGCGCCCGCGCCGCTTGACCGCCCCCGCTCCCGTCCGAACTCTGCGGCGTAGGCCAGCCCGCCAAGGTCGCGACATGCGGGAGCGCTACCGCTACCTTCCGGCCGTCTGGCGTTTTGCCCGTCGCGCTCAACCCCTCGAAGGATTGACTGCCCTGCGAGTTGCCGACCGTCGGCGTCGGCCAGC